CAAAATATTAAAAAATTAAACAGTAGTGAATTTCAATTTTTCAAAACTGCGGAAGGTAATTTATAATGTCATTAGCAACTTATTCAGATTTAAAAACATCATTAGCAAATTGGTTAAACAGAACAGATTTAACTTCAGAAATATCTGGAGATTTTATTGTTTTAGCAGAAAAAGATTTTAATTCTAAATTAAGAGTTAGAAAAATGATTGCTCAATCATCAATTACTATTGATGCTGAAACTGAAACTTTACCAACTGGTTTTTTACAAGTTAGAGATTTTTATATTTTACAAGGTAACACTAAATATTCTTTACAATATATTACACCAGCTCAAATGGATCAGATTAGAGGAGGTTCTACAACTGGACAACCTTCTACTTATACAATCTTAGGAGATAATTTAAGATTTGCTCCTGCACCCTCAACTTCATATACAGGTATTATAAATTATTATAAAGAATTTGATCCTTTATCAGATTCTAATACTTCAAATTTATATATTAACAAATCATCCTGCTATTTATTTATATGGATCATTATATCATGCTTCTAATTTCTTAGGTGGTATTGAACCTAATCAAGCAGGACAATGGGAAAAAATGTATCAAACAGCTTTGGAAAGACTTGAAAGAAATGACAAAGAAGATTCTTATGGAAATGCTCCATTACAACAAAGATCAGATGTAAGTGTAGCAGGTTCATTTAATGATATAAGTAGATTTTCTACAAACAACAACGTTTAGGAATATTAATGCAAATACCTTTTGGCGAATGGCTACCAGATCAACCAGAACATAATAATCCTGGTGCAAACGTAGCTAATAATGTTTACTATGCTTTAAATTCTTACAAAAGATTTCCCTCTTTAGTTAATTATTCTACTAATGCTCTACCAAAAGATTCAAGAGGAGCTGGTTCTTTTAGAGATAATACTAATATTGTTTTTAATTTTGTTAGCAACACAAGATACTATTTATGCTTTAACTGGTGGAGCATTTTCTGAATTAGGTGCAGGTGGATTATTATTATCTACAGCTAAAGCTTCATGCACTATTACAGTTTCAGACTATGCAAATATTACTGCTGGTAAAACAATTACTTTAACAAAAAATGATGCTTCAACTATTGTATTTACATCAGCAACAGGTTTACCTTCTACAAATGAATTTCAAGTACAAACAGATAATAATACTACAGCAACAAATTTAAAAACTACTATTGATGGTCATGCTGATTTTACAGCAACAGTAGTAGGTGCAATTGTTACAGTAACAAGAGCAACCATTGGTAGAGAAAATTTAACCAATGTTTCAACAGATACTGTAAGACTAACAACTACAAATTTTGTTGGTGGAACTCCTTTAACTGGAAACTCTACAAAATATATTACGTTTACTCAATTTGGAAACTATGTTATTGCATCAAATGGTATAGATGCACCTCAATATTATTTAATGGGTACTTCAAGTGTGTTTGCTAATTTATCTGCAATTAAAACATCAGGTACAGTTCCAACATTTAAAGTTTCAGGAGTTGTTAGAGATTTTTTAGTAACTGGTAATGATTTAACAGCTGCAAATAAAATACAATGGTCTGGAATTAATGATATTGCAACTTGGGAAGCAGGAATTAAACAATCAGATAGTCAAGATTTACCAGGATCTGGTGGACAAATTACTCATATAACTTCTGGAGAGGTTAGTTATGTATTCAGACAAAATTCTATAATTCGTATGGATTATGTCGGTGGTGCAACAGTATTTAGACTATCAATAATTTCACCTAATAGAGGTGCAGTACTTGGAAGAACAGTATGTCAAGATAATCGTAGAGTATTTTTTTATGCTGATGATGGTTTTTTTTGAAATTAATGGAGATACAGTAAAAGCTATTGGTGCAGAAAAAGTAAATAGATTTTTTGATATTGATTTAAATAAAGCATATTCAGATAGAATAGTAGCAACAACAGATCCCTTTAATCAATTAGCAATTTGGCTTTACCCATCAGCTGGTAATACAGCAAATACTACAGGAATTTGTGATAAAGTTTTAATTTATAATTATGCTACAGATAAATGGTCATCAGCTAATGCTAGTGCTAGTACAATATTCTCTCAATTCGTTGGAGCTTATACAGTTGAGTTAATGGATATTATTTCTGAAAATTTAGATAATATTAATATTTCTTTAGATACTGATTTTTGGAGTGGAGGACAATTAGCTTTAGGTGCTATAGATAGCGATTATAAAGCTGCTATTTTTTCAGGAACAGAAAACATTGGAGAAATAGAAACTAGGGAATTAGAGTTGTTTCCAGGATTAAGATCGTCTATAATAGGTGTAAGACCAATTGTAGATGCCGAAGCAACTGTAACTATTAAAACAAGAAATAGACTTACAGATGCAGTTACTGAGTCAACTGCTTCAAGCATGAACTCTACAGGCATAAATCCTGTAAGACAATCTGGAAGATATGTTAAAGTAAATGTTAAAATACCAAGTGGAGGAGCTTGGAAGGATGCACAAGGAATTGATCTGATTGCATCAAAATCAGGCTTGAGATGACAGATAAAACTGATATAGATAATGTTAGATATAGTTTTGAAACACAAGAATTTTTTCAAAGGCAAATTGAAGAAGCAATTAACGCATTAATAAATGAAAAGAATCAAGAAAATAATAAAGCTTATTCTTGGTTTTTAGGAGATTAAATTATGGCAGGAATAAAAGATTACTCAACAACACAAGCTAATAATACAGATTTAAATGGGATAAGTACAGCGGAGGGAATGCTACCTTCTAATTTGAACAATGCAATTAGAGCATTAATGAAGAATACTAGAGAATGGTATAATGATAGTCAATGGGTTGAGTATGGTGATGGTGATGCAGCTTTTACAGCAGCTTATGCAAGTTCAACTTCTTTTACAATTGCCGGTGTTAATGTTACAGCAATTTATCATGCTGGAAGAAGAATTAAATTAACAGCTACTACTCCTGGAACAATTTATGGAACAATTAGTTCTTCAACTTTTTCTACAAACACTACTGTAAATGTAACTTGGGATAGTGGTTCATTGTCAAGTGAAGCTATTACAAATGTTTATATTAGTGCTTTATCTAAAACAAACAATTCTATTCCAACAGGAATTATATCAACTGCTATTCTTGCAGATGGATCAGTTACAACTGCTAAAATTGCAGACTCACAAATTACAGTTGGTAAAATGACAACTAATTCTGTTGACTCTGACCAGTATGTAGATGGTAGTATAGACACAGCTCATATTGCATCTGCTCAAGTAACAGCAGATAAAATTGGAACTAATGCTGTAACTACAGCAAAAATAAATGCTGATGCTATAACAAGTGCTAAAATTGGTGATGAACAAATTGATAGTGAACATTACGTTGATGGTTCAATAGATACAGTTCATATTGCAGACTCACAAATTACAGTTGCTAAAATGGCAGCTAACTCAGTAGATTCAGATCAATATGTTGACGGATCAATTGATACAGCTCACATAGCTGATTCTCAAATTACTTCTGCTAAAATTACAGATGGTGCAATTGTTAATGCAGATGTTAATGCAAGTGCAGCAATAGATGCAACTAAAATTGCAGATGGAACAGTTACAAGTTCAGAATTTCAATACATTAATACTTTATCATCTAATGCTCAAACACAAATAGATGCCAAAGCTGCAACGACTTATGTTGATAATGCAGTTGCTGGATTAAGAACTAGAATTATTGCAGAGTGTGCTTCAACTGCCAATGTAACAATTTCATCAGCTCTTGAAGCTGGAGATACTATTGATGGTATTACACTTGTTGCAGGAGATAGAGTTTTATTAAAAGATCAAAGTACAGCTACTGAAAATGGTTTATATCTTGCAGTATCAAGTGGTGCAGCATCAAGAGATCCTGAACATGATACTATTGCAGAATTATCTGGTGGTATGGTTGTAGTTAATCAAGGTTCAGTTAATGATAATAAAATATTTTTATGTACGACAGATACTGATGCTACATTAGGATCTACAAGTATTACTTACACAACAATTACTCCACAAAATGTTGGAACAGTAACTTCTATTACTGGTGGTACTGGTTTATCTGGTGGAGCAATTACATCTTCTGGAACTCTAGCAATTGATTCAACTGTTACTACACTTGTTGGAACTCAAACTCTTACAAACAAAACTTTAACTTCACCAAAAATAAATGAAGATGTAGCTGTAACTTCTACTGCAACAGAACTTAATTTATTAGATGGATCAACAGCTGGTACTATTGCTAATAGTAAAGGTGTTATTTATAGTGCAGCTGGTCAAGTTAATGCAACAACTTTAGCTATAGCTGGAAATGCTATAACTTCAACAGCTACTGAATTAAATAAATTAGATGGTGTTGGTACTTTAAAACAAGCTGGACTAGAAACTATGTGGGTTCCAGCAGTTGCAATGTATCCAAGCACTACAGGAGGTTCACCAGACCCAGAAACAATTGAACTAACTGCTGATGCTAATAGACCTGTTATAAAAGCAATAGCTTTTGATAAAGATACAGATGAGTATGCACAATTTTCTGTTGCTTTTCCAAAATCATGGAATGAGGGAACAATAACTTTAAACCTTTTTTACAGCAAACACTACAAACACAGGTACAGCATTATTTATACTTAAAGGTATTACTGTTTCAGACAATGATGCAATAAGCACAGACTTTGGAGCAGGACAAGGAACAGCTAAAGCACATAGTGGAACAGCTTATGATTTAAATGTTGGTGCTGAATCAAGTGCAATTACTATTGCAGGTTCACCTGCAGTAGGAGATCAAACATTTTTTGCAATATTTAGAGATGTGTCAGGAGATACTTTAACAGCAGATGCTCTTTTAACAGGAATCAAAATATTCTATACAACTGATGCAGCTAATGACGCATAATTATGAGAGATTTAAAAAATAAACTCACATCAAATAAGAACACAAAAAATATTCAATCAAGAAAAGGTAAATCATTTGGTTATCAAGTTTTAGGATTTGGTGCTGGTGGAGTACCAAAACAACCTTATCCAGCAGATTTTTAATTATAGCTGGTGGTGGTGGAGGAGGAAATAATGGTGGTTCTGGAGGAGGTGCTGGAGGTGCTGTAGAAGTTTCTTCTACTACTTTAGAGCCAAAAACTACTTATACAATTACAGTTGGTGCTGGTGGTGCTGGAGTTGTACAGGGATTTAATTCTTCTGTAACAGGTTTAACTACAGCACTAGGTGGAGGTCATGGTGCTTCATATCAAGGAACACCTACTTCTGGGGGTTCTGGTGCTGGTGCAGCAATATATAATGGTAGTGGAGCTGGAACAGGAGCTTCAGGTACAGCTGGTCAAGGTTTTAAAGGAGGAGATGCTACAAATGCTGGAACATATTTTAAAAGTGCTGGAGGTGGTGGTGCTGGAGGAGTAGGTGCTAATGCTGCTGGAGGTGCTAGTAATGCTGGTGGAGTTGGTGGAGCAGGAATAACCACTACTATAACAGGAAGTTCAATTACATTAGCTTCTGGTGGGTCTGGATATACTCAAGCTACAGCTACTGCTGGAGGAGGAGGTGCTGCAGGTGTAAGTGGAACTGCTAATACAGGAGGAGGAGGAGGAGGTTTTACAGGTTCAGGTGGTTCAGGTGTTATTTATTTATCAGTTCCTACTTCAAGCTACTCTGGGACTACAGTAGGTTCTCCAACAGTTTCAACATCTGGCTCAAATACAATATTAACATTTACAGGTAGTGGAGTTATACAGGATAATGGCACATTTTGACAAAAATAAGAAAAATAATATAATAGTACAAGTAGAGGTAG